GGAAAATACTAATGGACTTAATTTAGCAGACTGGACATTGGTTACTGTGATTTGGATGGACGGCAAGTGGAACTTCAGTGCTGGTGCTAACTACACACCATAAGGAATAGACAATGGCAAACAAAGATAAAATCGACAGAACAATTATGCGCTCATTGGATATGGTAGAAAAGTTGGAAAAACTTTTTGGCAACAACGGTGCATTTGAACAGGCAGTAGCAGAAATTGGCGGCGATATTGCTTGGTTTGGCGATGTAAGAGAAACCTTAAAAACACTATACGGCAACATTGAAGAACTACACATGGGTGCAGTAGGTCACATGGATATGAAAGAAGCAACTATTGACGAAGGCAAAATGAGCGATCAAATTATTCATGATTCAGAAACAATGTCCAAAGAAGATTTTGCTAAAAAGTATGGCAAAGAAATGGCAGACGAGTATTTTGAAAGTGTTGCATTCGAAGAATTATCTATAATTAAAAAATTAGCAGGCATTTAACTACAAAGGGGCGGTGAAATACACTGCCTCTTTTTCTGATAAGTATTAATATGGCAGTTGATACAAATTTAATTAAATCACCATACAAACGAGAAAAGTTTACACAGTCTCAACTTGAGGATATTGTGAAATGCACACAAGATCCCATATACTTTATTGAGAATTTTGTGTGGATTCAACATCCTGTCAAAGGACGTATGAAGTTTGACTTGTTTGATTTCCAACGAGGATTGCTGGATGCTTATCACAATCACAGATACAGCATAGCATTGATCAGTAGACAAATGGGCAAGTCAACTGCCGCGGCAGCATACTTGTTATGGTATGCTATGTATGTACCTGACCAAACTATTCTTATTGCTGCACACAAGTACAGTGGTGCGCAAGAGATCATGCAGCGTATACGTTTTGCATATGAACTTTTGCCTGATCATGTACGTGCAGGAGTCACAGCCTACAACAAAGGTTCACTTGAATTTGATAATGGTAGTCGTATTATTGCACAAGCAACAACAGAAAACACTGGACGTGGTTTGAGTATTTCACTGGCATACTTGGACGAATTTGCATTTGTGCGTCCTACAATTGCCAGAGAGTTTTGGACCAGTTTGTCACCAACATTGAGTACAGGCGGTAAGTGTATTATTACCAGTACACCAAACCAAGACGATGACCAGTTTGCTCAAATTTGGCGTGCAGCATGCAAAACACTGGATGAGTTTGGCAACGAAAAATCAGTTGGTGTAAACGGATTTAAATCATACAGTGCAGATTGGAAAGCACACCCTGATAGAGATCAAGAATGGGCTGATCAAGAACAAGGTAAAATTGGTGAAGAACGTTTCCGCCGTGAACACTTGAACGAGTTCATTGCGTTTGATGAAACACTGATCAACAGTTTAAAACTTGCGATGATGGAACACAAAGAAGTTTATCGCAAAACAGGACAAGTACGCTGGTACAAAAACATACAAAAAGGCAAAACTTATATTGCAGGACTAGATCCAAGTTTGGGTACAGGTGGCGACAATGCTGCAATACAGATATACGAATTGCCTGGCATGCGCCAAGTAGCAGAATGGATGCACAACAAAACTCCAATCACTGATCAAATACGCATACTGAGACAGATGTTGATGGAGATACAGGAAGAAGCACCTGACAGCGAAATCTACTGGAGTGTAGAAAACAACACCTTAGGAGAAGCTGCATTGGTTGTTATCAATGAAGTGGGAGAGGATAACATTCCAGGAACCTTTGTGAGCCAACCTCGCAGTGCAAACAGAGGATTCAGAAAGGGCTTTACTACCACAAACAAGAGTAAACTTGCAGCCTGTAGCAAACTCAAAACTTGGGTTGAAACTGATAAAATGGAAATAGCCAGCAGTGCATTGCTCAGAGAAATCAAAACATTCATAGCCAGAGGCAGTAGTTTTGCTGCCAAAGATGGCGAAACAGACGACCTTGTAATGGCATGTGTGTTGGTTGTGCGCATTGCACAACAGGTAGCACAGTATGATGAAAGCACATACGAAGAACTCAAAGACAGCTTCAATGACGAAGAGAGTGTCGAGCCCATGCCTTTTGTGTTTCTAACATAAATACAACAAAGGAATACTAAAATGATTAGCGGCGACAAGATTGCAAACGATATTTTTAAAATTCTCAAAGGCAGTGGTGCAACGGTAGAACTGTACACTGACGAGGGAGAATCCACTGTTGATCCAGAAAAGGCAAGAAGATTTTATTTGCCTAAAATCAGCAGTATGGTAAATCTTGACGAAACCGACACCAAAAGAGAAATCAAAGTCAGTTTAAATCGCAATGCTGAAATCAGTGAACTCAAAGACATGTTGTATCAACTTAAAAACTTGGCAAACATGAGCATAGTTGAGTACACTCTAAAAAGTTTCAACAAAAGTATTACACCCAAAGACCAAGACTATCAAGCGCAAAAGGTAAGAGACATGAAAATTGAAGAAGGTATTAGTGCAGCATATGGTACTAGCAAGAGCAGCTATCAAAAACTAGAAAGTGCTAAACTTATTATCAAACACACAAAACCAGTGAACGAAGAATCACGTGGCAGCCGCAGTAGAAATATCAGTGCTATCTACATTGAAAACGCTGACGGTGAACGCTACAAGATGCCAACCAACAACCTAGCAGGCGGTCGTGCTATGTTGCGTCATGTTAAAGAAGGTGGCACACCACATGATGAATTTGGACAGCACATTCAAGAACAAACTGTAGAATTGAAAAAACTCAAAGAGTTTGCCAACTACAGCAAGCGCAACAACTTGGTCAACGAAGATACAGCAGAAATTGTGGAAGCAGTCTCTAACCGCATTTCCAGTATCAGAGAAACAATCAACAAACTCAAAGGCGTTAAAGCATACAATGAAGCCAAAGACGCATTTGAGAGCAGAGAAGTAAAGATCAATGAAACAGATCGTACAAAACTTCGCAATCAGTTTACAGTGCGTACATTCGACGAGAGTTTGGATGATGCACTGCCTTATGTGAATGCACTTGTTAAAGAAATGAAAGCAATTCGTGAAGCAGATGCATTTGCAAAAGAGACATTGGATGACCTAGTCAACACCATTGCCAAGATGGACAGTGTGAGACTGCGCAAAGGTATCGATGTCAAAAGCGATCCTGAGAACCCAATGGTGAGCAAGAATGTTCAGGGTGCTCCTATTCAAACACAAATTGGTGCTGTGATGGAATATCTAAGCACAGTGATTGATGGTGGCAAAGATCAGGATCAACTAGCAGTTTTACTTGCAAGATTCAATGATGTGGTTGACAATGTTAAAGATGGTGCTATGCTTAAACAAGCAGTAAATGCTATCAAAACATTGATGCCTAAATTATCAGCGAAAGCAAGTGAAAATGTTATGCAAGCTCAAGACTATGAACAAACATTCGAAAGCGCATTTGACAAATACGAATTCGATAAACTTTTTAGTTGACAAGCTCTGTATAACATCGTATACTGTGACAATATAAGTTGTCACTAAGGCAAACTTAGGCAAACAAACATAGGCATATATAGGAGAAAAAACTATGGCAACATTGGCAGAAATTCGTGCAAAACTACAAGAACAAGAGAATCGCGGTGGCGGTTCGGGCAGTACAGGTGGCGATAACGCTATCTTCCCATTTTGGAATATCCCAGAAAATTCAACAAGTGTGATTCGCTTCTTACCAGATGGTGATGCGAGCAACACTTACTTTTGGCGTGAACGTCAAATGATTCGTTTGGAATTTGCTGGAGTTAAAGGACAACCAGACAGTCGCAAGGTCACAGTAAATGTACCTTGTAATGAAATGTGCGGTCCAGTTGGCAGTTGTCCAGTTCTTGCAGAAGTACGCAATTGGTTTAAAGACCCAGCACTAGAAGATATGGGTCGCAAGTATTGGAAAAAGCGCAGTTATGTGTTTCAGGGTTTTGTTGTAGAAAGCAGTCTACAAGAAGAAACTCCAGAAAATCCAATTCGTCGTTTTATTATTAATCCAAGCATCTTTAATATTATCAAAGGTGCATTAATGGACAGTGATTTTGTTGAACTACCAACAGACATTGAACAGGGTACAGACTTCCGTCTTACCAAAACAACCAAAGGTCAATATGCAGATTACTCAACATCAAGTTGGGCACGTCGCGAACGTAGTTTGGATACAAACGAACGTGCGGCAATCGAGCAGTATGGTTTGTATAATCTAAATGATTATCTTCCTAAACAGCCTAGTGAAGCTGAATTGGCTATTATTGGTCAAATGTTTGAAGCAAGTGTAGATGGACAAATGTATGATCCAGAACTTTGGGGCAACTTCTATCGTCCAAGCGGTGTACAAATTGATACATCAAACAGTGCGCCAAACACAGGCAGTGTTGCACCAGCAGCCAGTCCTGCACCGCAGTCTCAGGCTGCACCTGCTCCAACTCCTGTAGCTGAAGCAGCGCCTGTTGCAACTCCTGAACCACAGCAAGAACAAGTTGCACAATCAGTGGCAGCAACAGCACCTGCAAGTGCTGATGGTGAAAAGCCCAGTGCGCAGGATATTTTGGCTGCAATTCGCAATCGCAACAACGGCTAATACAGCAACAGGTAGGCGGCAATAGTCGCCTACTCTAGTCTTGGAGATAATAATGGCAAAACCTTTTGACGTAAGTAAATTCCGCAAAAGTATTACTAAGAGCGTACCTGGGCTCAGTAGCGGATTTAGAGATCCTGACACATGGATCTCAACAGGTAATTACACACTAAACAAATTGATCAGCGGTGATTTCAACAAAGGTGTACCTTTAGGCAAAGTCACAGTGTTTGCAGGAGAAAGTGGCGCTGGCAAAAGTTTTATTTGCAGTGGCAACTTGATCAGAGAAGCACAAAAGCAAGGTATCTTTTGTGTTCTCATTGACAGTGAAAACGCATTGGACGAAGCATGGCTCAAAGCATTGGATGTT